GAGAACTATTGATATCTATTTTTTTTTATATTTAGGCGGTGACAAGCCCGACTGGCCTAAGAAAGCAATTCTCAATTTCAAAAACAAATTATGTGAAATTTTATAATCAAATTTAAAAACAGTTTCATTTTCAAAAGTTTTTTCTTTAAAAACTAACTGTGCTGCATGTGGTGTATTAAATTTGTGAAAAGATAAACCCGGCCATAATAATCTTAATGGGATAGATAAAATTTTTTTTTTTATATAATCATTTTGAAAATGATTACATGACATTAAAAAATCTAAATATCCATATAAAATATTAAATGAAAAGTCATCGTTAACACCTTGATTTATTATACCTGTTACAGCATCGATTCTTGTTCAAATAGTTTTACGAGATTCTTTAAAAGGGTATCTTAATTTTGGAATAATATCATTTCAAACACGAGAAGGTAAACCATTAACATTATATGTTTTAAGGAAACTTGGCTTATCAATATCTGCTTTTAAAAAATCATTATAACCAAAACAAATTTCTTTCATTAAGATACCTAAATAAGAAAGAGCAAAAGAACCTAAATTAATAGGAATTTTAACAACGTCTTTACATATTCTTAAAAGAAAATCATCACCATAAAAAACAGAATCGATGATTTTTATTTTTAATTTATAAAAAAGCATTTTAATTTCGATTTTACAACAAATTGTATTAACATGTGAAGTGAAAGGACAACCAGATTGTATACCACCATCAATACGATAAATAAAACCTTCAGGAGTAACTACTCTTTTATAAATGTGACCAGAAGCAAAAAAGAAAAAAAGTCTATCAATTGTCTTACTATCACTCGGATACATAACTCTTAATATAGAAAAAGCGTATATTAAAGTGTCTTCATGAACTGAAGTATCGTGTCCAGAAAAATCACCTGAAAGTAATTGATATGTTTTTTTATAAAATCTTTCTTTAAAAAAATATCAAGAATTTCCAAATAATAGTCCTCCAATACCATGTTCGGAAGTCCATTTTTCATTTGCTTTTTTATATGCTAAAGTTATG